TTACAGGTTGTAGTATTGACATTATTATTCTGAACATCCGAATCACTATCATTTTTATTTTTTATAATTTCTAATAGATTTATTAGTTTATCATATACATCATATACATCATGTGCTAGATTATTGGAGTTATTCGCGATATACTTGGCAATCTTCATAGTACAGATTTTCTTATGACGACATAATCCTGAACGATGAGCATATTGTTTATGACAATAGGGGCAAGTATTTGTGGATTTTGTGACATTTGTGACATTTGTGACATTTGTGACATTTGTGACATTTGTGGCATTTGTTATATTTTTCGGTAACCGTTTGTGTTTATTAGTGGTAAGATGTGTGTCATAATTACTTTGCTTATCACATTTAAAGTTACATTTTTTACAATAAAAACGATATTTTGTTATATTATCGTCATTTTCTTTTGTTTCATTGATATTCAAAGTTATTGGCTGCGGATCATCTCGTTGTTGAGGTATTGGTTCTATAATATTTAATGTTGCGTTCAACGATATAGAATATTCTTGTTCTTTCTTCATCGCTTCATGAATGCTATCACAACGAATACAGTCAATTATTTCCATTTTCCAGTTATCCCATCCACCATTACTTCTTATTACTTCATATAACTTACAATTGTAGCTATCTGATGTAGTATTTGTAAAACATATATTATGATAATCTTTTCTCTCGACAAAATTTGTTGTATGACCAACATACAGATCAATAATATTTGGGTCTTTACATGTTATTTTATAAAATATTGTATTTGAATAATCAAACACCATTTTTGGCATAATTTTATATAATATCTTATTATATTTTTATATTACTAATGTCCGAATATAGTTACTTTTTGTAACTGTTATAATAATAGTATTTATAATTTTGGACTATAAAGCAAAAATTATAGAGATTTGTGTCAATTTATCTTTCACGTACATTATTGGTTATTCGATTTGCGGGGTGTCCTTTTCAATCGTCACGCGCTTTGCTACTTTGCGTATCACCTTATCTATATTCCCATCCTTTTCTCCATCGGTGACAATCTTTGACAACTTGAAGTATTTTTCATTCTCTCGGGTATTACTATTCATACATCGCGGGTTGGCCTTCGCCCATTCATTCACTAGCACCACATTCTTCTGTTCCACGGCAAGAATCGCGTTTGTCATTTTCTCATGTTCTGGACCGTCACGTTGCCACTCGTTGTTGTCCTTCACGTATAAGGTTTCGCGCTTAATATCGCTACAATGAACCGGTCGTTTGTATACATCGGTCTTCTGGAGGTTGTCAATGAAGATATTCGACATTCCCTCCACATAGCCAAGCCTGCCAACATTTTCCAAGTCGGTCATATTCAACTGGATGGAATTCACGAATTCCTTCATGTTCATCGCATCCTTACATTTCTCGTTCAGGAACATGTTCATACTGAATGTATTATTTATGTTGTGGCTGTTCACGGCGTTATGGTCTCCTGTAACATTTGACGCGATACCTGTCGCGTTCGGATTTGTGGTTGTCATTTGTGTTGCCTTCATCATTTCCAACATCTGCGCCTGTAATTGGGTATTGTTTGTCATCAGTGTCTGTAATTGGGAGGAATGGGTTGTCATCAATGTCATCATCATCACCCTCATTTCTCGGTTTTCAGCGACGAGGTCATGGGTTGTATTATCGTTATTTTTTTCAAGATTATTATTTGGGTTTTTACGTATAATCTCATTTATAGGCGTTGTATCGTCCAACGTAGTGACAGAGTCTTTATTATTGACTATTGTTGTTACAATTTCGTGGCATTCTTGTTTGTGTCGCCATAATCCAGAATGATACTTATATGATTTCAAGCAATATTGGCATATAAATGAATATCCAGTTTTTGGACATTTTTCGGACAGTATATTTGTTGTATCTATGTATCCGGGTCCGGTATGTATCTGGATATTTTCGATACGAGTGTGCTTGAGTGTTTGTAGGTGCTTATTATAGATGCTTTGTTTACAGCATTTGAAGTCACATTTTTTACAATAGAATGTATGTTGCATGTTTATGATATGTATCCTCGGATATTTTTGGTGTATCCTAAATATATCCTTATACATAAATGTCCTATTTTAACCTACCAAAATGGACGCGCCCACCAACCCCCCAAAAAAGTTCAGTCACAGGTTTTCAACGCAAAAAATACGTTTTGTGAGCATTATGGTCACAACCCCATTTTTTGATGTTTTTCATTTCATGTTTCAAAACTCCCACGCGCAAAGGGCAAAATGGACATTTCTGGTGGACAAATAAATGTCCAAAAATAGGGGGTCTAATTCCTTCGTTTATTCTAGCCTTCGGCCGTTTTGAACGAAATATTTTCGACGGTTTTGTCTTTGAAACATAATGGATGAAGTCTCTGGATTTAAAACTTTTGAAATGAAGAGTTTTGAACGGAATATTTTTGGCGGTTTTATCCTTGAAACATAAATGGCCAAGCCCTTGGATTTGAAACTTTTGAAATGAAGAGTTTCAAACGGAATATTTTCGACTGAAAAGAGAGATTCGGTCAAGATTGGTATTTTGTAAACTAACTGTATTTATTGTGTAGGGCCATTCGGCCTTTTGATATGTCTTTACCAAGTTAGTTTTCAGTGTTGTTATTGTTGTTATTATTGTTGTGGTTGTTATTATTGTTGTTGTTGTTATTATTGTTGTTACTGTTGGTATTCGTGGTGTTGTTGAATGTGGGATGCTCGACATTTATTATGATTTCAGGTCTAGATGAATATAACGGTGATATGGATTTTTCGTTATGTTGTTTCGTCAATTCAACCATTTTGGTTTGTAGTTTGATACTCGTAATCATCATATCCTTCATACAGTTTGTATTATGAACTATTGTATTTTGAAGGTTGTTATCGCATACTTTCATATATTCATCAGAACTATCACCTGTGTTTAATTCATTATTGTTTTTTACAGTTTCGTTACAGTTATTAATGTGTTCTATAAACTCAAGTAGTTTGTCATACTCATCGCGTGTTATCGTAAGGGGGCGATTCGTTGGAATTTTAATACAGGTTTTCTTATGACGGCTCAATCCAGAAAGATGAGTATATCGTTTATTACAGTATTTACAAGTATTGACGCATTCCGTCGTCAGTGTCGATGTATCTAGTTGGGATGATATAACAGTGTTGGTTTTCTTTTGTGACAATTCTTCATTTTTTACCATAATTTTATGTTTGCGCGTAGTAAGATGGTTCTCATAGTTGCTTTTATATGAGCATTTAAAGTTACATAATTTACATTCATAACTATACTCGATTTTTTTACAAGTAATTGAGTTTCTCATTTTCATACCAGTTCATTACTAATGTTCTAAAATATGTCCATAAAATATATCGGTAAAACTGACGAAGTCCGCCCACCACCCCCAAAAAGGTCAGTCACATGTTTATGATGTTTCAGCCGCCATGCTTCTTCCCCCGAGCGAACCCGACCATTTTGTGACGATAACCCTAGCAACAACCCAGTGCCCACCACAAAACACCCACACCATTATGCTCTCATTATTTTACCCCTGACGATATATGGTCACAAACCAGAAAATCCAAACACTAAAAAAAAATCCACGGGCTAAAACACTTTTTTTACAAAAGTCCTGCGCCCAGAAAATGGAAAATAAAGTATCCCCCTTTTTCACCGGTTTTTTAGGAAGGAAAAGTCCAAGTGCCATTTTTGGGGGATCAGATTTAGAGATAAAACCTCTGGAATATATAAACCGGAGGTTTTACAAATTTCAATTCATAAACCGGACAAAATTGAAACTTCAACCTACCAAAATTAGTTTTTACAAGAGAGACAATCCGACGACGCGAGGAGAATGACAACAACAACAACAACCGTGAATGGAGGAGGAGGCAGCGCTAATACGGCGCCTGCGACGCCCACCGACACCACAACCGCTTCATACCAGTCTCTTTGCGCGGGGATGACGTATGAACAATTTATGAAACATCATGTATCGAAACCAGGCGAAGCTTATACGCACACGCGGATTGGGGATAAGGCGTTGAATGTCTATGGCGGAGTTTATACGATTCCGCCTGCGATATTGCCGGTCTTCTGGAAGAAGTATTATACTCATGTGTTTGAAACCGGAAAACAGGAGTTCTTGACCGAAAAACAGAATCCTGAACGGGGTATTATCACGGTAGATTTTGACTTCAGGTATGAAACGAGTATCACCAAACGCCAGCATTCGAAGGAACACGTTTTGGATATGATCCAATCCTACATCCAGACGTTGGAAGCACTCGTGGAAATCCCCGCCGACGCAACCATCCCGATTTATATCTTCGAAAAGAGCGATGTCAATGAGTTGGAAGATGTAACCAAGGATGGTATTCATATGATAATTGGCGCCAGCGTAGAGCGCCCGATTCAGCGAATGTTGCGCACACGAATGCTGAAAGAACTTCCGGAGATTTGGACGGATATCCCAATAACGAATACGTGGAATGATGTGCTTGATGAAGGAATATCGCGCGGCCACACAAACTGGCAGTTATACGGTTCGCGCAAACCCGGACATAAGGCGTATATGTTGAAGTATCATTTCATCATGATGCATGACCCCGATGATACGGACGGCGCGTGGATGTGTCAGGAAGAGAAAACGAGCAAATTCAATGTAAAAGAGCAGTTCGCCAAATTATCGGTTCAAACCGCGGCCAGTGGAGCGCCCGGAGCAATTGAAACCGGATATCCATCATTTTCGATTCTACCGAACAACCCTACCTTAAAAGCCGAATATGACGCGCTTCTGAATCAGCAACGTGGCACAGCGGGGCGAAACGGCGGCGCGAATGGTGGCGCGGATGGCGGAAAGCGTCTGCGCTTGGTCGTCACGGGTGGCGGCGGTGGCATGAATCCGGGTGGTGGGAGTGACGCGTTGATGTCGCACAACGGTATAATCATGATGGATAAAATCACGAACCAGTCCGAACTTACGATGGCGGTTGAAATCATGCTGAATATGCTTGAGCCGAAAGAGTATGAAATCCGCGAAACCCACTATTACACGATGGCGCTTCCATCGCAATACTATGACCCATACGATAAATGGCTCCGCGTCGGCTTGGCACTTCACAATACTAGCGACAAGCTCTTCCTGACTTGGATGCTATTCAGCGCGAAGTCCAGTAAATTCTCGTATGCGGATATTATGAAGAGCTATGATACTTGGTGCGGATTTCCTTATAGCCCCGAGGGCCTTACGCGGCGGTCGATCATGTATTGGGCGAAGAACGATTGCCCCGAAGAATACGCGCGTATCCGCAATGAAACCATCGACAACTTCATTCATCAAACGATTTGTAACGAGACGACCAACGACGCATCCACGGATGTAGATTTGGCGACGGTTCTATACACGATTTTCAAGGACCGCTTCGTATGTGTGAGCGTGAAGGATAACATGTGGTATGAGTTCGAGAAGAATCGTTGGGTGGAATGCGACCAAGGGAATTCACTTCGCGCGCTCATCTCGAAAGACATGCATGATATTTATACGAAGAAGCACCGCGAGATTATGGATCTCACATCAGGGCTTGACCCAACATGCGACCAATACACATCCGCGCGAAAAAGGTCGCGCCGTATCGTGGATATTTGTACGAAACTGAAGACGACGAGTTTCAAGAACAACATTATGCGTGAGGTGCGTGAGCAATTCTATGACAAGGATTTTGAGGAAAAAATAGATACACGCCCTGAGCTCCTGTGTTTCAAGAACGGCGTCATTGATTTCAAGACGCGGACATTTCGCCGCGGTCAGCCGGACGACAATCTATCCAAGACCACGAAAATCGACTATATCCAGCTCGACGAGGAGAAGCATCGAGCCCACATCAACGAAATCAACGAGTTCATGGCGCAACTCTTCCCAGAAGAAGAACTGCGGACGTATATGTGGGAGCATCTCGCTTCAACCCTGATCGGCACGAATCGCGAACAGACATTCAATATTTATATCGGTGGTGGAAGCAACGGCAAATCGAAACTCATTGAATTGATGTCGGCGTGCCTTGGCGAGTACAAGGCGGTCCTCCCCATCACCGCAGTAACGCAGAAACGCGCGATGATTGGCGGCGCCTCACCAGAACTCGCAGTCCTCAAAGGTGTGCGTTACGCAGTTATGCAGGAACCGACGAAGGGCGATCGCATCAACGAGGGTATTTTGAAGGAAATCACCGGTGGCGATGATATGACCGCCCGCGCGCTTTTCAAGAATACGATTTCGTTTGTTCCGCAGTTCAAGTTGGTCGTATGTACGAATGTGCTGTTTGATATCAAGAGCAACGACGACGGTACATGGCGTCGTATCCGTCTTTGCCCTTATAAATCGAAATTCTGCGAGGAGCCGAAAACCGACGATCCCGAAGAGCCGTATCAGTTCCTGATCGATAAGAACTTGGATGTGAAAATAAAGGTGTGGGTAAATGTCTTTATGGCGATGCTCGTCAAGAAGGCATTTGAAACAGATGGAAAAGTGCGGACATGCGCCGCCGTTACAGCGAGTAGTAATAAGTATCGCAATACTCAGGACTATCTCTCGGAATTCTTGCGCGACAAGATTCGCGTCGCAGATGAAGATACATATATCAAGAAGACCGAAGTATATGAAGAGTTCAAGAAATGGTACGTTGTACAACATGGTAAGAATATCCCGAAGGGCAATGAACTATACGACTATATGACGAAGAAGTTCGGAAAACTCACGCAGAAAGGATGGCGTAAGTGTCGTATCATGTACGACGACGACGTCGATGTCGATGCCGAAAACGAGGACGATGACGCATAAAATACGGGTGTAGTATTCGCATTCGCATTCGTATTCGTATTCGCATTCGCATTCGCATTCGTATTTACGCACCCCAAAAACGCACATTCTTCACTCCGAGGGTTTCTGCTATTTTCGTAAGACCGTTCAATATCCACAATACGACCGGTAAGATGTATTTCGGATAAATGCCTAATAATATCAATATAATAATATTGCGCTTATCGTAAGAACCACCAGCGGATGAAAAGAACTCGCGTAGAGACATAAATACGAAAATCGCAAAGACCGCGTAGTAAAGAAACATCACCAAATCCTCGTAAAATGAGAGGCTATTGTATTCGTCATAGTCATATAAGGCGTTTTGCTTGTATAATCCAATATTTTTCTTTTGATTTTCTATAATGGATTTAATATTCTTATCACTAAGTAAAATCTCGTTTAATTTTTCAGGCGACTGACCACCGGTTATCGATAATTTATAATACGTATTCAATAAATCATCTGCTCTATCAAATAGAGTATTGATTGTGTTCGCATATTTATCTATTTGTATATTGGCATTTTCGCATAATTCTCTTTGGATAGCAGTAATACTACCCGTACAATCGGTATAATATTCAGTCCATGGGATAATTGTGTTACTATCACCATCCGAAGAAGCCCTATTTCCTGTTACGTCGGCGTATCTTGGTAGGCGTTTGTTGAATTTCAGGATGGCAGGCGCAGCAGGCGAACTAGATGCGGCGACAGCTATACTATTACCGCCATTATACGCCGAACCGTTATAAAAATCAAACCCCTCTTTTATGCCCCCCCTATTTCCAAAAAAGCCTTCCACATTCTCAGTATTTACTTCGCGGCGAACATGAAAGCCTTGTTTCTTCCCGTCCAATGTGAGAGAAGGGTAAATATCATTATCCGCATCTTTATTGGCGCGACACCGACGGTCGGTTTCGACATATTTATTCGCCTTTTCTATTACATCCGAGACACTTTTGACACAATTGCCTCGAATATCGGTCCATTCTTTGTGAGCTTTATTAATTTCGTGTGTCTGCGCCTTTCCATTCACTAAAGCTGTATATTTCACACTCTTTTCTTTCACATCATTTGTACATTTTTTTTCTAGATTTCGCGAATGAACCCATTCCGCGTGGGCGAGACTTGTTTCGTATTTACATTTTTCAGGCCCATTAAACCCACCCATCGCCATAATTTTTTTGACTTCTGTAATTTTATCTTGCGAATCTTGAAGCACAACATTGAATGGAAGCTGTCCTCCGCCGCCCCCGCCCCCGCCGGATATTTTCAAAGATTCTCCATCAGTTGCTACTGTCTCTTTCATCATCGCCTCTCCTTTTTGGGCTTGTTCTAAAAGTTCGGGTTCAATGCCTTCAGCGTCATTAAAATCTATTCCCATTTATCTATATGAATATAAATTGTTTTTTATTATACTATATTCTAACTACTATATTTGTTAGATTATAATTACCGATGCGTGAATTAAGATTAAAAGCCGGAAATAGCAATACCAACAAGATTGATATCTTTCGTTGTTTTCACCGTGAGCTGTTTCGAGATAGAATATGCGCTTGGGGATAGGGTCATGCCCGTAATCGTAATCGTCGTCGAGCCTGCGGCGGCGATACTACTAGTAATTTTCGTTAAGGGGAATGGTGCCGATACAGAAGGTGTTCCTGTATATTCAGTTCCGGATAACACCGGTGTTCCTGAAAACAATCCAGATGGTAATGTAATTGTAACTATATCCGCAGGAGCACTACTCGACAATCCTCCTGGAACAGTTAAAGTAATGGCGAGTTGGTTGCTGTCGGGGGCCCAAACAGCACTGCCGCCTACACGCCCTCCCGCGCCAGGCATACACTTCCCTGCAGGCTGATTCCATATGGTTCCGACATCGCAGCATCCGGGTCCATAGCATGGCGCCATTCCCATTCCCATTTCCGAGAGATTGGCGGGGTCAGAATTCCGCTGGCTAAGTTGTTTCTTATCATGCTCTTCTTCGTTAAAATTCCAGTCGTATTTATCAAAATCATGATCGTTACGACGAATAATGTCGAATACTTGACGTCCAATGACAATACCTCCTAACGTAAGAACGAAAATAACGCCTAAAGTTGAAATAGAAGAAGGTAGCAGATCTTTATTGCGTAGAATTGCCAATATAATGAGCGCAACAGATACAAAAATGATGTTCTTCATGACTTCAGTATTGGCTTCATAATTGCGGGTATAATAGGTATTGACTTGAGCCATACGCCGTTTATTCGAATTGTCTTCTTTTAACGTGGTTGCGTTACTCGCCGCACGTGCTTTCTCTTTACTGATGAAGTCCATTGCGGTTTTCTGGGCCTCAAATAGCGCTTCAGAGTCAAAGACTTTTCCGGCTTCTTTTACGGTTCCGTATGTATAAGCCAATACGGTGACGAGCGCGGATTGGGCTTTTAGTAATTCGTCCCTTCCTGCGTCGGCTGCCCCCATAGCGTTCAGACGCGTTCTAATACTATTAATCGCATTTTGTATTTCTACCGCGGAACTGGTGCCTTGAGTTGAAGTTGCTCCGCTGCTGACCCCACCAGTAGGAGTTATAGTAATACTTCTCTCATTAAAAAGAGCGGTTGAACCGCTACCAATTACGACTTTAAATGGACCGAAAGTCTCGTTCGAAGCTTGACCAGACTTGGAAAATAATGTTCCCCTAACGCCGATTTGGATAATACTTCCGGCAGTGATATTAGTAGTTAGAGTCCATGATATTTGTCGTGGCCCTGACGCTGAATATACAGGGGCTACAGGAAAGTCTGTTTCGACATTACTAACTATTTGTTTAGCGGAATATTCACTAGCGGTAGCAGATAATGTAACCTCACTCGGAACATCCGCTGGTAATTCAACAGCAATAACTGTGGCATTTTGTGGCACGTTTATTTTAAAATAAATATTGAAAGGTTTATTACCCGTCGACGGCCGTGACATCGGAGTATCAGCAACCATCGATGTAATGAAATTAGAACTGGTCATCCCCTCAACATACCCGCTACGAAATAGATAATCCTTGAACAACTTCCCCGCACATAATACAACAATCGCAAATAACGCGATTAATATTTGGTTTTTCTCGCTTATTTGATACGTCATATAATTACAATCCTTAAATACTAATTATATTATTATTTTGCCCTCTCCTTACTTCGTACTCCTTTTCGCGGAACGCTTCCCGCCGGTGGTTGGAGGAGCACTGGGAGGTTGAACGGTCGTGGCCGTCGTCGCAGCAGCCCCGATTTTATCGATTGCGCCCGATGCGGCTTCTTTTGCTTTATCGACCAAATTATTCGCGCCGTCAAACGCCCCAGTTGCGGCTTCATTCGCGGAATTCACCAAATTGTCGGCTCCTTCGGTGATACCTGTCGCGAGGTTGGTCCCCGCTTCTTTAAGTTGGTCACCGGCGGAGCTTAAGGCTGCCTTTACATCTTCGGTTCTATCGGGAATATCGTCTGTTTTCACGGTTCCTACGCCAAACCATCCAAGGATTGTTGCTAAAAGTCCGGCGCCGCCGCCGCCGTTGCCAGACTCGCCACCGTCATCATCGGCGTCGTCCTGACCGAACATTTCTTTCAGTTTTAAAACCGCTAACACCGCCAATATAGCTAAAACACTCCAAAGAATAAATTTGTAGGATTCGGCCATTAATAGTTTATTCGTTTCTTCGGTTATCGCAAGGAGCCGCTCCCGTTGATATTCAGCATTGGCGATGTTCTTTAAATCAGCGGCGACGCCGCTCATCGCTTGTCCGTAATTAGAAGTATCCTCCATGCCCTCTCTCATAACCCCGAAACCTTCCGCTGCCGCCGCCGCCGCCGCCGGCCCGCCCACATTCGGTGGAAGCGCAATCGCAGTTTGAGCACGGTATTCCGCGGTTTTACTTTCGGTTTCTTGAAATGCTTTATCCACTGCGCCGAACATGGACGTCAGATCGGTTTGTAGTAATGACCCATCTTTGGGAACAATTTCGCGAATATCGCATTTTGAATTCGATGTCATCGCGCCTTTATCTGGATAATGTTGGTATTGCGCACTATCGACGATTTTATACGCACCATTATTCACCTTACACGTTTCATCACTTATTGATCCATTAATCGTCGGGACTTTCACCATAAGTTGTTTCGTTGGGTCGCTAATACGCAATCCAACCGGATACATCTTCGCGCGGTCCTTCAATTCGCATTTCCCATCGCCACCCGCGCTACCCTTGGTATAAACAAACCCGCCACATTTCTCATCCGCGTCACACATTCCGCGGCATTTATCAAACGATGCCGTAATACTTTCGCCAACCGGCATCGTACGCAGACGACGCGCGAATTCCAAGGTCGTCGGGAATGTATTCGCATCGACAGAATAGACTTCAAGATCTCTCAGCGCGTATTGTTGATACGTTTGGCGGCTTCGTCCAAATGGCGCACGCCCATCGTTTGTCGAAAACGTCCATGCGTTATTATACATATTTTGCCCCCAGATATAGAAGTCATGCCCACCGCCGAATGTCGGGAAATATGATTGGTTCATATATGTCGCATATACACCCGACCCCCAAATACCATTTGTCGAAGGAAATTTCGTGGATCCATCATACAGAAATGCGGTAGTATCATTCTGATAATTTTGAATGGACGACGACCAACTCAGGGAGGTATAAGCGCCCAATACGCGGCCATCGTTTATGATGCCACGAGTATAAGTCGCGCCTTTATTATCACATTTTTGGTGAAATGTTGCCGCCGACCAACCATCGCGACTTGCCTTATAAAGCAAGTTACTCGCCTCACTAAAACTGCCTGGCGTGATTTCTTTAAGACTGTATGAGCTTTCAGCGGACCGCGTATCATACCCGCCCAGATTTAAATAGGTGGCTGGCATCGTCTCGCCTTTTTCGTTTTTCGTTGGCGCCATATACGACAGAGCTGACGCGGGATAGTCGTGCCTCTCGCCATTATGGTCGATATACGAGATACGTCCGAGCATTCCGCGCCCGTTTCGGTCGGTTTCATCCACGCCCGCAGGTCCGCCTTTTTTAAGAGAGTAAAGTGCGACAGCCCGTTCTATTTTAGTGCGCGATTGGGGGTTATCATCCAAAAACTCGTATCCTTCGGTTTTTTTACATTTTTCAATGTATTCATTTACGGCGGCGCGTTCCAGCCCATCCGCGTTACGATTCTGAAGCGCATTCAACCATCCTTTCAACTCTTGTTTGCTATAATTATATAATCCTCCATAGGCCCACCATCCATTCCAGTTATTTGGATAACACGTCGCGTCGCCGACATGATGATAATTCTTAAATATACATCTGCTTCGGGTTTTATGGTCACATTCGGGATTTGGCGGATTGAGCGGAACTTCGATCGTGGTTTCCTTTCCGTATAACCTTTTCAAGTTGGAGGTGGTATATGATTTTAAAAATCCGTCTTCATCTGGCTCAGCATTCGTCATTGCGTGGCATTTCTGGGCTTTTTCGTCAAAATTAAATATGCCGTTGATGTTCGGTTTGCCTGTACTGGTATAAACCCAACATCCGCCTTTATTATTCGGCTTATTCTTTTCAGGACCAGATATAAAGAAATACGAGCTGCCTAAATCTTCAGTGCGGCGCTTACATTGCGAAATCGACGCTTCGTTCAGGTCATCTTGAAATGTAAAACCGCGATTTGTTAAATCACTGTCGGTTACGTTGTCGGAGATGACATAGCAACCCATCTGAATCGTATCAACGCCACCTGCGGGAAATTGAAAATCCGCAGAAGGGCGTTCACCAACATATACATTTCCGCGTTCATTTCCGCAAGAAAATAGTCCCTTTCCCCCAACACTATTTCTAGCGTCACGAACGGAGTCATTTATCATCACAAAAAGTGGATTCGTCCGACTAGAATCGGTATCGGCGTAAATTAAATCATATGGTTTGATGTTGTCCCATTTTCCGGCGATTTTGATTTTTTGCGTTGTACCGGATGGCGCGGGGCAGCCGATAACTCCGACATTTTGTTTTATAGTATCAGTTTGAAGCCAATTTGTCGGATTAGAAGAAGGCGATGTCGGGACGTGCCATATCTGAAATACACCGTCCTTGGTGATGTAACCATATTTTGTAACTCCCGCAGAATCAGTCACTTCAACCCAATTATTGCGTCGGTTCTTGTCATCTTTTTCGATTAGACTCATTATTCCCCTTACCTTTTTAATATGGTCTAGTTCTTGTTGCGTATATTTTTTATCTGCGTCGGATTGACTGTTGATGTAACTGGCTTGACTAAGCTTACCGTCGCCGCCGATACCGGTCGCAGGATTCGCAGGAGCCGCGCCGCCGCCACCGCCGCCACCGCCGTCGATACCTTCCTTCATCGGCGCTGAAAATAACCCCTGTATCATATTTTGAAACTGCGCACCGATACTCAACGATGAATGCTCACTATTCATTGGACGGTTATCGTCGAAATGTACATCTTTGCTACTACTGTCTTTTATAGTGTTTGACTGGGTTTCTGTTATAAGCCGACGGGTCTCTTTTGAATTTTGAACATGTCCTGATTTCGCACTCGCGTTTTTTACTAAATCATTTGAGTTTTGATGAAACATTATATATATAGTAATGACGTATCTACTATATATACCAGCGAATATTTTTATAGAATGTTACTCCGAATCACCACCACCGTCTAGGTTTGATTGAATACTCTGTAACCCCGCATCAAATTCCATAAAGAACGATTTGAATGTTGCGTAAAAGAAAATTATAATCAACAATATAATTGTAACACCGACCCACCATAATTGGCCCGTCCAGAATGCTGGGTCGGTCAAATATCGAAACACCATCATTATATTTCCTTTCATATCCCACCCGAATGACGTGATAATGAATACAAGAATGACAATTGTGATAATCCACCAGTTTGTCCACCATCCCCAACCAACATAATTCTTAATTACGCCAATCTGTTCTAATAATGAGATTTTTGACGTATATGACGCATAACCGATTATAATACAAAGTGCTGCTACGAAATAAAAGATGAATTTGTATTTTCTTGCGCGCATTGTTGTCTGTTCGTTGATTTCCGCATAAACATTATTCATCTCCTTGCGTTTTTCAATGATATTATAGGACGCGTCAATTCCTGATACACTTTCATTCATATACTGGTTGATTTTATTGATAAGCTGGCTTGAATCGGCCGCAGCACCGACAAGTGTATTTAATTCGTTATTAATGCCCGCACCAGATGCCGCCGCAATATCTTGCGTGAGAGAATCAACGCGTAATTGAATGTCATATAGCTTAGATGCTGCTGCTATATTTGCTGTATCATCGGTGCCGGTTATCCCTAATTTTGTGTATATATTACTACCGGTATTCCCTACCATGCTAGTATAACCGGTCGAGTCATTACTATCATATGATGCGCTAGCAGGAGCATCAGGCGCGAGTCCGTAGCATCGATTATCCCAATCAGGCTGTCCAAGGTTAGTCTTGTCGGCACCGGTATAAACCACTTTTTTGAACAAACGCTGGTCGGTGGCGGCCATGTTCCAACATTTCTGGGAATTTTTTTTCTGAGCATCAGCATCCGGCATTGAGACCGGAACCACCTTTCCAATATATTTCCAAAATTCGCCGTAATCTTCGCCTGGACGAATGACAAGAGGCGTCTTTGTATCAGAAATTGGGTTCTTATCAGGTGTAATAACGAACTTATCGAACGTGTTATCGGCATAGTTGGTATCGCTCGACATCGCAGGTTTATATGTATTTGTTAAATTACTGTATTCACCCTCAATCTCTTTCAATTCGGCCATTTTTGTCAGTAACCGTGAATAGTCGCCCATTTTCTGTATATTGATATATTGATATATTGATATATGTATCGATTATAACTGATACATATAACATAGAATATTATACAACTGTATATACTGTGTCTGTGTCATTTCGCGTAATACCTACATCTAAATTATAAGTGTATGAAAAGTAGTAATACACGGCAAAGATAACGATGAGCACCATAATTACAATTCCCAGTAAAGAAACACCGCCGCCATCGGCATTTCCTTCTCCGCTCCCGCTGCCGCTGCTGCTGCCGTTGCCGCCGCCGTCACCGCCACCCCCCGGCGAGACAAATAAGAATGCGAACTTAAATATCATAAGAACGGCGACGAGAATAATAAAGCACCAGAATACATATACTGCGGGGTAATAGTAATCCCCTAATAGTTTCTTAATATAAGCTAAAATATCGTCGTCAAGTGAGCCCCATTTTTCAGCGAATGTCTTGTCGCGACTAATAATCGTGGTATTTGCCGCAGTGTTAAGGATGTTTTGGTTTTCTTTCTTTATTTCCGCTACAGTATCGTCGATTTTCTTCTTAATATCTGCGAGTTTGGAATTGATGGTGGGCGATACACTTGCGCGAAAACATTCGGTATTTTCTTTCATCGGCGCATCTTGAGCGGTAGGTATCGAATTGTATTGATTGGTGGTGAGTGTAATGGGCTCGCCCACCACCGATGTAAAACACGACGAATGCCGCTTATCAGGCCACACACCTTTTTCATAGACGTGTTTCTTACCTTCAACATCCACCCATGCGTACTGGTCCTCTGATGATGAAGCACCCGATAATTTCACATTTTTAGTTGTAATACACGGGGTATAACCCACCATATCATAACTTGCTAAATCGGAAAACCGACTAAATCCGCCGCCGATGCTTCCACTGCTAATATCAACAAATGACGTGGTCGTTATCTTAAATGGGTTCATCTTGTCGTCACTTGGGAGTGCGTCGCTGCGCGCAATCGCCGGACATGTTTTGTCGTCATACAACAAGACAGCGGATAAATCCTTATAACGGTGGGTGTATCCAAACTGATTCACATAATAAAAAGCGGCGCTTGCGTCACTGCCAGTGTATGACATGTCGCGCACCAATTTATTCAGATATTGACTGTTTGTCTGTAGAAACCTAGACCGTGTAAGTAAATCTTCTGTATATAAACGATACTGCGTCGTATATTCGGTCGTGAGCTCGCTTAATTTCCTCTCCAAGTCGAGTAAATTTTGACTTTTTCCTGCGCTGGTTGTGCCGACAGTCGTCGTCGTTACTCGGTCATCATTGGTGAGACCTTCTTTATAGGATACGACGCCTGACGATGCTGCTGATTCTTGAATACGGTCGGTAAAGGGTTGAATCGGATTCTTGTCTAAGTCGAATCGTCCATAATTCATAAGGTCGCCTTGGAGTAAATTAAGGTTCAAAGATGTGCCGGTAAGAAATCCTTCGTTATTTTTATTACTATTACTGCCTTGGGTATCTTTTACATATTCCGTCATCAACGATGACATCGATTTATTCAGGTCCTCATCATTTTGAACTGTTACACCTTCTTGAATATTTTGCCGGTTGCCTTTATTTTCGAAATTATCAAGAGAAAAAGGTGTTGCGTTTGGAAACAATATTTCTTGCTGAAATTCCATTACAGTATGTTATATATAATAAATATTATAACATACGTGCCCCTCCTCTGGTTTGTTAGCGATTCGATAAGGAATATGGGTTATTTGAAAACATACTGGTTATTCGTGATCGCCCGCTGCGACCCAACCCAAGACCGCCAAAACGACTAAATAATCCGCTTCCAGTGCCCAAGCCAAATCCGGTGAATAAATTTCCACTTCCGAATCCGAACCCACCACTAGTGCCGCCGCTGCTGCCCAATGAAAAATATTTCTGAACTAATTGCGAGCTTACTAAAAAGATACCGAGGACAACCAAAATAATATGAAGAAACTTCTCTCGGTATATTTCATTCTCTCGGCGCGCTATTTCTTGAAGCGTGGTCTTTATGTTCTGACGTGTGTCATAATGCTGTACTTCGGACAATAACTTTGAATCGCCGGTTGTTGCGGACATACTATTCACTTTTTCGGTTATTTTTTGTTCTAGAACTTCATTGAGCTTCTTCAACCCATATATTCCTTTAAAATTGTTGGCATTGGCATCATCCTGAAAACCTATTGCTGTAGGTGTTAAATCATTAAGATATGTCGTGCCAGCTATATTGGCTGTATATACGCCATTCATAACGGCATGAACGGCCGAACGATAATTTTGGTCATTCGCGCCGGTTGTTGTTAAATACTTATTGAGACGGTAAATATCGCCGGCGGTGGCGTCTTCGCCTTGAAAAGTGGCAAGCTTTGGCTGTTTTCGTAAATAAAATGTAGGGTTCATTTGTAGAGCAGTAGAAATGACAGTTTTTCCCGCAGCCGCCGTGCCGACATACTGCTCTGTAAATTCGCGATGTAATCTATCAAGAATTTTAGTTGCGGTACATACATCTTTAGTTTGTTCGTTGGCACTGATTATGTTTGTACCGTTGGCTTCAATATAAAACTTGTCGGTGCCAGCTACACACGCCATTTATTCTCGGTAATATAACAGTTATATTATCGTGATAAAAAATAATTAGAATTAGGTCATTCGGCTACGTTACGCTACCTTACGCTACCTTACGCTACCTTACGCTACCTTAATTAGCAACACAATACCGGTAAAATTGGCTCGTAACTGACGTCTTGCTTGGTCTCGTTATTTTACAAATCTGCCCTGGTCGCATGCCAATCGCAAGTGCGACGGGATCATACCGTGAAATGCTCGGCATCTGTTTCGTATCTGTGATATTGTATTTCTTGAGGACTTCTTCGTGCTCGGGTTCTGATAAGACGACATGCTCCGGAACATACTGGTGCTCGAGGATATTGAACTGAAGTCGATCGAGAGAATGAATCACGATGAAAATCCGGTCCTTTTCCCAGATCTCGTTGAGGATACTGACAACCGTATCATTCACTTCTTGCTTCATAACAATAACCAACGTGTCGCTGGGTTGAAGAACTTGCTCTAGGTAGAAAAGGTCGTCAATCATATGGTTGATATTCTCTCGGCGAAGCGTTTTGGCTAAATAATATTTGACATACACCTTCCTTGATGGATGGACATCTTTTTCGGTTGTAAGAAGCATATCCAACTGGTTATTCGCATACATTGTCTGAACTTCTGCGACACCATAATCAGTGTAATTCGCGACATCCATACCTTGGCGTGCGAGTAAGTCCAGAAGGATATTGCGTGATTTGAATAAGGCTGTAATGGTACCGCTGCTGACGTGAGACATAATGGAATGAAATGTAATGTAATGGAATCGAATGAAATGAAATGAAATCGAATGGAATGTAATGGAATCGAATGAAATGAAATGAAATCGAATGTAATCGAATGTACTTACTATATAATAATAACAAATCTTTATTATTCAATTTTACTACTTGAAGGGTGTAATTGAAAACGTCCTTACACCTTGCTCATTTGGTTGATTGGTATTAGCTCCACCAGATTGGTTCGCGCCTCCTTGCTGTCCTTTCGGCCCTTGCGGCTGTCCTTGCTGCGGTTGCGGTTGCTGCGGTTGCGGTTGCTGTTGCTGTATCGGCATCATTCCGGCCATGGGCATCGTCGCGACAACTGGAATATTCATTGTCGGTATTCCAGCAACACCAACACCGCCGCCAGTCATCATTCCAGACATAGGTGTGTGTGATTCAGTGACATGTTTCGGAGATACGCCATACTTTGAATGTAAGTAATTATCGAGAACCGTTGAAGGAATTTGTGGAATGAATTTGCCGCGCATACCGCCTCTTTGCGCCCCGCCTTCAAAGATGGATGAATATCCGGGTGATGACGGTGTGCGTGGGGTGGAACCCTCACTTTCGGGTATATTTTGGTCATCATCCGCGTATTTATCCAACATCTTTGCGTTAAATGACGCAACTGCGCCACGAACTCTTTCCGCGTCCTCCTCCTCTCCTCCAACTGGCGTAGAGCTCGTGTATTTTGGACTCTGAGGGACATAATTCGCCGCTGCGGTTTCTTGCTGCTCAATCTCTCGACGCGTCGAATCCAACTTCGTGCGTTCATCTATCAAGCGCGTCATTTGTACTTTCAGGCGTTCCTCTTCCGCGACATTTCCTTCACGTTTCGCGCGTTCGATTTCGCTAGACACCCGCGCGGTTTCTTTCGTATTTGCTTCAATATTGCGCATATTTTCATCCGCCATCAACCCTTCTGCCTGAGTTCGTTCAGACAACTTCCGACGACCGCGCCTTTCCATCAACGAAATAATCGACAACACCCAGTTCAATGGTTTGCGTATTTTACGCAATTCTTCCACCATATCGCTTGGAGAAATAGGTGTATCATCGGGATACATAAGCATTTCAGACAACCATCCATCCGGAAAACGTGTCGGATAGTCGCCCACCCATTGACGACCGCTGATGGTCCATCTCTCAGTAGGTTCTCCATTTTTATCCAGAATAATGGACTCGAGTACAAGGTCTTCGCCGGTTACATCTGCGAGGGTGAATGACTTTTCTCGGCGGATCGATTCTTTCACCGCGAATCTCCAACCTAAGTTGCGAATACTTTGTCGCGTATCTACATCCAAATCATGAATAATTTCTTCGGGATGTTCATCGGGGTCTTGTGTATTCTTTGAGCCTTTTACAATATCCGACGCCAAGTATCGCACTTCTTCTTCTTGTTCTTGTTCGCTGCGGCTTGGTAAATAAACACGACTGCCGTTCGCGGTCTCTTCTTCGTGGGCGGCATCACCAAACCCAGCACTGGCACTAGCACTCGGCATCTGCGAACCGGCCGCGGGACGCGGTTTCAATCCAGCCGCCAAACGGTTTCTCTCAATGATATCATCGACACCCATCGCGCCTTTTCCGTCCTTGAGTACCTTATACACATTCTTGGAATAAGACATACTGGGGAGTTGGTCGATATTGTCTTCCGTTATAATACGCATCTGGACATTCATCACGAGCAGTTCTTGCATGAGGAGTTTCAGACAATACGGGATACGCACGATACTGAATGAGCGACCGAATTTGGTCATATGAATCACACTCGCACCGGCTCCTGCGCCCCCCGACGCCGCATCCGCCAAATTCCCCGAGTATTGAATTGGGCCATCCACCATCGGGCTCATGAAGAGATTCTGGTTCGGATTATAGATCGCAATCATACCCGACTTATTACAAACCGCCATATGATATTCATCGCCGCGCACCATAAGCGACTCATTCAAGAAATGCGCGGCACCGTGTCCCAGTATTCCGTCGCGTTCCATTTCACCGACACGAAGACCGCCGTCATTTGCGCGGCCTTGAACCGTTTGACGCGTGAGTTGTGTGCGCGGTCCCTGCGACCGATAATTAATTTTATCCTTGACCATTTGCTTGAGACGCATATAATACGTAGGTCCAATATAAATATCACTCTTGATTTGTTCGCCGGTCATTCCGTTGTATAGAACCTCCGTTCCGGATGAATGATACCCGTATTCTGTGAGAACGGAACCGAATGATTCATGTTTTGTGCCGTTGTTCGTATATGCCGTACAGTTGCCGAACCCGCCGTGAAGCACGCACGCCTTCCCCATGAGTGATTCGATAAGTTGTCCGATTGTCATACGTGTGGGAATCGCGTGGGGGTTGATAATAATATCGGGGCGGATACCATCCTTCGTAAATGGCATATCCTTCTCCGGAATAATCAGCCCGACCGTCCCCTTCTGACCGCAACGAGAGCAGAATTTATCGCCGATTGACGGGAAGCGTTCCTCGCGGATTCGGACTTTTCCGATGCGGAATCCCGTCTCGCCCTCTGTCATAAATGCTTTATCTACGAAACCGAGTTGTCCTTTCTTTGGCATGGTCGACATATCGCGCATTTGTCCGCCTTCATTTTGGATACTTACGGAGCCCATCCCGATAACGACTTTCTTATCATCCATTTCAGTGTTTTCGCGAATAAGGCCGTTATCGTCGAGATAGCTGTAATCATAACCGGGTTTGATACCGATGGCGCCTTCTTTTTGGATATTTGCGAAGCGAGTATCACGCTGTGCGCCGCGGACACTACTGCTTTCCTCGCGTGCTTCATACATGTTGTAATACGTGATACGAAACATGCCGCGTTTGATCGACGCCTCATTGAATAAGATAGAGTCTTCTACGTTGTAGCCATTAAAGGACATGATTGCGACGATTGCGTTGAATCCGCATGGATGTTCCTCGTGGTTGATGAGGTCAAGATACCGGCTTTTGACGATGGGGACTTCGCCGTTATTGATGACGACGGCCATTTTATCGATTCGAACCTGATAGTTGCTGTGGTAGAGCGAAGCGGCTTGTTTGGCTTGACCGCATCCGAACACATTACGCGCGACGGGATTGTTTTCTGGGAAGCAGATTTGGTTGCCCATAACGCCCATTAGGAGAGATGGGTGAATTTCAACATGTGTGTATTGTTTTCCATCCGCAGAGCGAACGCGCGCACGCGAAATACGGTGGCGGCGATGACGGCGTCTGCTCTTATTTTTGCCTTCGCTGCCCTCGCTGCCCTCGCCGCCCTCGCTGCCCTCGCCCTCGCTGCTCTCACTGCTGTCAGATTCGGCCTTTTTATGTTCCCCCGCAGTTACCGGTCTCTCGAACTTATGACTCATGGATATCAAGGTGGATTCAGTCTCGGATGTATCAATATACTCGAGAATTGCTTGGGTCGCTTTCAAACGTCGAAAATCCTCGATTGTATTTACGCGTGCGGCATCTTCGCGAACTTGCTGTTTCGCCGTGAGCGCAGATGTATCGTGAGCATGACCGTATAATTCATCGATTGTATAATAATTACAGTGGGACGGATTAAATGTCGGGTCTGATTTCGCGGTAAAACCCGTCGTCATCTGTTCCCACGACGCCTTTCCGGTGCGAATCATTTCCAATATTTCATCCTTGTCGTAACTTGGACGGCCAGTATCTTCATCGATGTAGAAAATGGGGCGGCATAAACGTCCAGCATCCGTGAATACATGAATCTCGTTATTTTTAATATCCCAGCGCGAACTTATATAAATAGGAATCAACGCATTACGACGGTGAAGACGGATCAGGCGCATCGTCTCTTCCGGTCGCGTCACCGCGCCAATCCACGTGCCATTGACAAATACTTTCGTTGTATAATGAAGAAACATTCGCGTACATTCTTCGAGTAAATGCATCTTCACGACTTCGCGCAACCATTGCATCATCGGGTAGGCCGAACACTGATTCGTAATCCTCGCTCCAAATGCGAGATGTTTATGAAAACCGATATTCGCGCCATCGGGTGAATCCACCGGATCAATCATCCCCCATTGCGACCCGTGAAGCATACGCGGTTTCACGATTTTCGCACTACTGTCCATCGGCAGGTTGATTTTACGCAGATGTGAGAGAAACGAATTATACGAAAGCCGGTTCAAGTCTTGGATGACCCCAATCCGCTTCGTATGTTCCGTCGCGCCCCAATTCCCTTTAAATGCTTTCTTGAACCCGTTTTCCACGATGCGTTCGCGGAAGAATTCCTGATAGTTCATCTGAATGAGACCGACGAAGTTCTTCTCGTATTTCTTGGGGTCTTTGAAGTATTCGCGGTCCATCGAGAGACGGATATGCTGCTGTTGAAGCGCGTAATACTCCTTGAATAGATCGAAAATGAGCGCGCCGCTTAACTCAACGCGCTTGAATTTGAAGCTGTCGCGGTCGGTCGGTTGGTCGATTTTGAGAGATACGCGGAGTAATTTATACACCATATTCCCGAGAAAATACGCCTTCTGGGTATAATTCGTCTCCCCGACCTGAGGCAGGAAGTAGTTCATCAGAATATCATGGACTTGCGGAATGGTCTTCGATTTGGTGAGCGTGGCGATGAATTTAATCGCGCCTTCTTGGGTGAATATCTTATTCGCGTCGTGGATAGACGGAATGAAGTGGTCGAGGAGTTCGGCATTTTCATCGAGGTCGAGGAGGCAGAACTCGAGAATATCGCGGTCAGAGATAACGCCGAGTGCGCGCATAACGATGAATAGTGGGACGGGCGAACGCACGTTGGGGATATTGACGACGATTTGTTTATTGGTGAGGAGGGTAGTCGGTGCGACGATGCGGACGGACAGTGTTCTCTCGGGTTTGGACGCATCCTCGCTGACGGTGCGAATATCGGCCGCATGAGTATATACATTTTCCTCATTGTTTTCGCGAATATAGAGCATGTTATCGGCGAATTTCTCCTGTGAGATAATCGTCTTTTCCTTGCCGTCGATGATGAAATATCCACCGTGGTCATTTTTACACTCGCCCATATAAAAACGGGCTTTCGGCTCCAGACCGTGTAAAATACAGTGATTGGATTGAACCATGATGGGGAAGCGCCCGAGAAGAATTCTCTCGAGAGTGGCGGTTGTGACTTCGATGCGAGTACCGCTGCCGCCGCCGCCGCCGCCCTCGGAATCCGGAACCGCAATCTTGAATACGACATCGACGTCATAATGTATGGTTGTGCCGTACGTCATATTACGCAACCGCGCCTCGTTGGGCAACATATAATGTTCGCGGTCATCGTCGTAAATAATCGGTTTCCCGAAATAGACTTTGTCGCCGTTCTTTCCACCTAAATATAATTCACAGCGTAGATTGAACTCCTGCGTATCTGGGTCTTGCTCTTTTTGAAGAATAATGGGATTTCTCTCGCGGAATATCTTGTAGATCCCCTTCCCGAAGAAGTCGTTGTATGAGTCGATATGATGACGAACCATCATTTGCGGGTCATCCTCGAATAGACGCTTGATGACTTTCCACGGTAGCTCAGGGTCAGAATCCATTTTAATTAAAATGATGGGTCCTCTAGTATGTATATTTATAATCGAATTATATTTATGTGTTATTATACTTATCGATAATAAATATACTAGCTTATTTGCGACGTGATGAATGATGACGATGTCTTTTATTTGATTTCCGCCTAAAAACATGTGTTTTTTTTCTACGCATGCTGGGTTTGCTACGCCTGTTACGTTTGGTACGCCCGCCCTTGGGTCTTTCTTTTTTTTGTTGTTGTTGTTTTTGTTTTTGTAAATCCCAATAATTACGTACTTGTTGGCTGTGTAATTCTTCTTCATTCTTTTCCAGTTGTTTTTGTTTTTGTTCCCAATCCAATTCTTGTTTATATCCTTCTATTCTACTTATTACTTCAGGAGAACGCGTTCCTTGAGGTGTGTCTGGTGTTGTATCTAAATCATACTCATCTTGGACTTTTTTGATTATGCTATCAACTTCATCATCGCCATCATCGCCAAAATCAACAAATTCTGTATCCTCTTTTGAAACAGGATATCTACCATATACTTTAAAAAACTCTTCTCTTGACTTTATATCCGTTGTCGACATTTCTCTTGATATATATGAAGAAATATTTTTTATGGGTACCCGCGGAAGCTAAACGGATCGATAATCGCCACGCTTGCCTCATTCATCTTATGGGTATTACGGATTTCAGCCGCACCAAACAACAGGAGAGCGAACAATAAA